CCAATGCTTTGAATGAAGCTAAGGCTTATACTGATGCTGCTAAAACTGCATTAGAGAAATTAATCCAGGATTCTGACAAAGTAATCAAGGAAAGCTTAGATGCTCATATTGGCAATAAGAGTAACCCTCACAATGTAACCAAAGCTCAAGTAGGTTTAGGTAATGTACAGAACTTAGCTCCAGCAGATATGCCAGTATCTACTGCTCAGGCTGCTGCTATTGCAGATGCTAAGGCTGCAGGTACAAAAGCTCAGACCGACTTAAGTACCCATGCAAACAGAAGGGATAATCCTCATAATGTAACTAGAGCTCAATTAGGATTGGCTACTACAGACCAAGTAGTATTTGCTAAAACTACTGCAGCTTCTGGTTTCTGGAAGGAATCAGATGGTAGATTAAAATCTCAAGTAGAGAATTTGAACCATACTCTGGACCAAATCTGTAATATACCTACAGTTCACTTCAAGATGAATGGTAAATACCAAGTGGGAACTATTGCTCAGAGCTTAGAGGAAATTGAACCTCTGTTGGTATCAGAGAATACTATACCTGCTTCTCAAGTACCTAACCAATCTAGATTCGAAACTTTCGTCGGAGAAGATGGTCAGGAATATGTAAAAGTAAAAGTAGTAGAATATGAAATGCTCAGTGTCATGGCTCTCGAAGGAGTTAAGTTATTGAGAAAAGAATTCGAAGACTTTAAGAAACAATTAAACAATAAGTAATATGGCAGAAATAGCAACTTGGAGTGCTATTCTGAATAAGACCGGCCTTGGTAAGACCTCTAATGAGTGCCCTACCAAGGCTGAGTTGTTAGCACTCAATAATGGTAAGGACTCCAATGTTGACAAGGTTATTGTAATTAGTAATGCTGCTAGCTATGGTAACAATGAATGTGTCAAGTTAGAGGATATCAATGCCGAGCAATGGATTTATACATTCCAGTGGGATCCGAATGGTAATCCTTCTTTTAATGCTCCAGCTACTGGAGGTACATACCCCTTTGGTTCATATGCTTCTAATCGAGTTAAGCAAGTAAACGGTGTTAATACTACTATCTCTCAAAGTTTGGCGAATGATGTCACTAAATCTTCGGAAGGTTCTTGGTATACTACAGATTACGACGGTAATAAAGGTAGAATAGTACCCAACAATACATCTACTAATAGTAAATCAATCACTGTAACTTGGACTCAGAAGTATTCGGGTAAAACCCTACAGGCAACATTTACTCAGGCAGCAGGTAGAAAAGTTTATTCTTCATGGAGTTATAACTGTAGAGTAGATAAAACTTCTTTCAGTTACAGTGGAGGTCAATCTAATGTAACTGCTAAGAGTGCAAGTAGAACTTATACTTGGAATGGTCAAGGTAGTAGTTATACAGAATCAGAAACTGCTACCGTAAGAGTTTCTAGTCCGGCTTCTATTAGTGGTAATAGTATTTCTATCCCAAGTAATAGTGGTTCTGCTAGAAATTTTACGGTTACTTTCGATTTCCCAACTGCTACAGACCAGACTATCTCAATTTCTCAGGAAGGAGGTCAAGTAACTTATGTAGATCACCTATCTATAGACCCAACTACTAAAAATGTACCTGGAACTGGTTCAGAATTTAGGTTGACAGTAAATGCCAATTATGATAAATATATAAACGGAGCTTATGTAGAAAACATTAGAACTACTTATACTTCGGCTGAAGTAGTTGAGGGAACTTCATCTGATATTACCATCTCTGGTAAAACTTCTAGTGGATGTAGTATTAGTGTAGCACCAAACCCTAACTCATCACCTAGAACTTTTAAGATTAAGTTTACTTATGATACGGCAACTCCTGTATATTTAACCATTACACAGAATTCGGCTGAGGTAACTTATCCTAGTAGCGGTATAGTATTTGAACATAGTACTCAACAGAATAGTGGTTATAAAACTAGTACTTTATCCATTGGTACTGTTGAAGGTAAAGGAGGTAATATTTCTTTTTATATAAAAAGTTATAGGTCTAGATATGTTAACGGTTCTTTAAGTTCTACCGAAGCTATTAAACCTACTCTTATTTTGCCATCCGGAGTAACCGAAACTATTACTAATGTGAGTGGTTATTACTTTAAAGTAACTATTACCATACCTGAGCATTCAAAGCCTGCAAGCAGAACTCTTACAATCAGAGCTAATCAACCTAATGGCTTAGATAGAGAGTTAGTACAAACTGTACAACAGAGTGCTTCAACTTATGAGTTTGGTATTAGAGAAAACTCTGGGGATTCTTTGAGTACTTCTCTTACTTATTCTGGTTGGCCAAGTTCAGATTCATCATACAATAGACTTGTAAGAGTATATTCTAGGAAGAATGGTAATCAATTCCTTAATTGGGCTTTATCTTCTAATGTGGATTGGATTACTATATCTGGTTCAGGTGCTGGGGCTACATATAAGGTAGCCACTAATAACAGTAGTTCATCTAGAACAGGAATTATTACCTTTACTCAGGGAGAATCCAATAAAACTTGTACTCTGACAATAGTTCAAGAAGCTAAAAATAATAATTTCAGATTGGAATTAAGTTTAAATATTTCAAATGGTAATGATCAAGATACGTGGGGATTATTTGATACGGCTAATATACCTCATACTTCTGACTTTATGTATGATATGAGCTTAATACGTGAGGGTATTATAGTAGACTCAGTAGAAGGTAAAATAACTGTGAATTCTCTTCAAAGTACTACTAAGGATAGAGGGATTGGAGATAATGTTTATGTATGGGCCTATAATTCTGTAAGAGGTTTATGGTTATCAATTGGTAATTTTAGGATTGAAGAGGGGAATAATATCCGTCATTGGGATGTTTCTTGGCCCACCTAGACAATTTAATCCTAAACACAACACTAGTACATTTATTGATAGATAAATTTAATTATTAACTTTAAAACTAAATCATTATGGAAGTTAAATCTGGTGAAGGTACTGTAGTGGTTGCGGATCATAATCGTTATAGTGATGAATGTTGTAATAATCGAGGATGGGGCTCCGGTTGGGGTGCTGTCGGTGGAGCTTTAGTAGGTGGTGGTTTTGGTGCTGCTGCAGTTTCTGTGTGGGACAAAATCAATGACACAAAAGCTGATATCCAAAAAGTGGAATCTACTGTTCAGGAAGCAAAAGCTGGTATTTACAAAGACATATCTGATGCTGCCCGTGGAGTTACTTCTGAAGTTGCAGGAGTTTCTAGACAAGTAGAGGGTGTAGGTAAAGAAGTACTTAACAATCGCTTTGCTACTGAACGTGGCCTTTGTGATCTTGGTTATAAGACTAATTCTGATATCCGGGATTCTCGTGATCAAATGGGAGCAGGGTTCAATCGGGTTATGGATCGTCTTTGCCAGATGGAACATCAACAGTCAAATTGCTGCTGTGAAATTAAGAGCTTAGTTAGAGAATCCGAAAACAGATTAGCTCTTCAGGCAGAACGTAATCATTGCGAGGTAATGAAAGGCCAGCAAGAGATTAAGTGTCTGATCGAGAACACTGCAAAAGACCAAGAAATTGCTAGACTGAATCGAGTAGTTGATGCTCAAAGGGATCAGAACATTATTAACTCGGTAGTACAGGCTTTAGGTAATAAAACTGCATAATTTCTATTAAAGTTGATTAGGGAAAAGGGAGGTACCTGTAGTGGGTATTTCCCTTTTTTCGTTTTAATCTAGTAAGAAACATGGAAGAAGATAATAAACTACAAACCTTTACTCTCCAAATGCAACTACCGGCTCCTAATTTAGAGGTAGCAAAGAGAGTAGCCGATGAAGCACAAAGACTGATAGATATCTATGGATACTATAATTTCTTGAACCTAGTAGAATTTATGAAACAGAATCCCAGTATGGTTCAAATGGGATTAAGTCTAATCAATAAAAATAATGCAGTATGGAAGAAATGAAATTTAAATCATTACAAAGAGGAGATTCAGTCTTTACTCTAGAAAGAGACAGAAGATCAATGTACCCAATCTTTGACCGAGCTAAAGTAGTAAAGGTAGGAGAAAGTAAACCCAGAGCTAATGAAAATGGTGATGGCTTTTCTAATCTTATAGAAATTGTTCTTCAAGATTCCATTGGTACAGTAACCGTATATTTACCTTCAGATGGGAATGAAGGCATTTATAACAATGTGTACTACACTCTAATTGGAAGTAATATTGTAAACGAAGTATCATTGCAAAGGTCACAGGCTCTTGGTATTATTAATAATGTAGGTAAATACGAGAACATAATAAAGGAATGCGATAATATCCTTGCTATGTTTGAAAACAAGGAGCCCACTAATGGTAGTCAATTCAATGAAGAATTCGCTTCATTCAGGAAAGATGTAGTATCAGTATTACAATCACAGCAGCAAGCCATAAATCTTATGATGGATTCACTTGGCTTGAATAAACCGAAGGAAAATCCAGATGGCAAGTAAGTCAGTAAACATAACTATAAGTACTCCCTTGGGAGACTTACAGATATATACTGACCCAAAAAAACAGGCTAGAGCTGAGAGGTTAATTGCAGAAACTCCTTCTATCATGAGGAATGCTTATGATAGAGCTACTGAGAAATTCGGCAATCAACTTCTCAGACTTGTGAAAAAATGCCTAAGAACGGGTACTCCTCCAAGAGGAACTCATTGGGATCCTCACTCTGCTAATACTATTAAACGATATGGAGAGCATACCCTTTTGAAGTATACGGGTCAGTATTTGAGATCAGTACAAATAGTAAAACAGAAGAATCGAACTTACGTAGGTATACCTACTAACCTTAAGAAAACCAGAAAGGGTGATAGGACTAGTAAAAGAACATTGAACCAAGTAGCTATCATGTTAGAGTATGGTTCTAGAGGTGGTAATTTACCTCCAAGACCTCTATGGGCACCAGCTTTCGAACAAGTTGGTGGTAAGGAGGTTCTGAAGGAAACTATAGTAAGAGAACTTCGTAAAGAAATAAGGAAATATAGAAGATAATGGGATTCACTATAAGCAAGAATCAAGGTTCAGGTAGGACTGTTATAACGGTAACACCAGAAGAAAAGAATGCTACGGACAAAGATATAGTTCAGATCTTAACAGTAGAAGCTGTAGATGGGTCAACTAAAGAAGTAAAGCTTATCCACAAGAAAGGGGAAGGCAATTATGAATACACTTTCAGAGTTTCACCCACTGAATTATACTTTGAGCCTACAGGAGAAAGTAAAGAGGTTACTATTGTATCTACTAAACAAATGGTAATCAATGGAAAGAAAGTTGGTGATCCAGTTAATATAAATTATACTAGGGAAAACTCGGGAGATGTATCTGGCTCTGGTACTACTCTTATCATGAGCTTAAACGATAATACTCATAATGATAAACTTGGCCAAGTAATTTTCATACAGGATGAATCAGGTAAAACTGTAGTTGTAACTTGTAGACAGGGTAAAAAAGAGAACACTGCTGGAGGGGATATTGGTCTTATCCAATTATGGTCTGGTTCTGGAGTTCCTGAAGGTTATGTACTTTGTGATGGAAGTCAAGTAAGTATAGCAGAATACCCAGAATTATATAAAGCTATTGGAGATAAGTATAATACTGCTTCTACTAAAGCTGGCTATATAAGTGTTCCAGACTTAAGAGGTAGATTTGTAGTAGGATATGATCCAAGAAATTATGAATATGAACGTATTGGTAATACTGGTGGGCAGGCCCTAGTAACTCTTACTTTAGATCAAATACCACCACATAGTCATAAGATTACGTTTAAAAAGGAGAAATGGGGAGATAATTCTAACAATAGACCATTCCCTAATCATAAAATACCAGATTCGGATTATTCAGCTAATACCCAAGTAACTGGTGGAGGTAGCCCTCATGAGAATAGGCCACCATATTATGTATTGGCTTATGTAATGAAAATAAGATAGGAGGTAATTATGGTAAATTCACAAGAGATAGTAGAGAGAACCTTCTATATATGCTTATTGAATGTTCTCTTAGAAAAGAAGATGGGACTTAATCCTGAGGATTATTTACCTTTATCACAAGAGAATGAAAAGAGATTCCAAGAAGATAAGGAAGCAATAGATAAGTTCATTTACTTATTTGGTATAGGTAATAACCAGGTAAGAGGTCCTAAAACTTGTCCAAGGATAACTATAGAAAGCACTGCTTATTATCCTGGAGATATTGGAGTAGAGAAATATATCATTGGAGATAAATTAGAGGCAGGCAATTATCAGATGTCAGAGTTCCCGTATGAAACCAAGGATATCACTATCGATATTCATCTGGTAGCAACTACTCAGAATGATATGAGATTACTTCACTCTATTCTTCATGAAGCATTACCCACTAGGGGATATATAAGACCTTACTTCAATGATTTAGAAGAATGGGATAAAGGTAGGATAGCTCCTACTGGGAATCTGTTTATAGAGATTGGTAATTTCTATGACCATCCAGATGAATCCCATGGATTATTGGAAAAGGTATACCAATATGTATGTAAGGATGGTATTATACCAGAAAAACTGGTAGAAATGGGGGATCTAATACCTATAAAAGATATAAGTCTTTTACTAGGACCAGAATACCAAAAGGACGAGGAGATGCTCAATCTCAATATACATGTTTAACTCAAAAATTTACTAAAATGAAAAAGTTAGTGTTTATGCTGATGGCACTCATTTTACCAGTGTCATTGTTTGCTGCAGAAGTAGAACCTTCAACTGGTTCAGAGTTCGTAATCAATCTGGGTACCTTTACGGGTATAGTAACTTTGGTATCATCTTTGGTTACTCAGATACTAAAGGTAATCCCAGCTATCAAAGACAACAAACTTGCTAAGATTGGTATATCTGCCTTAGTAGGTATTCTTGTATGTCTTATAGCTTGGGGATTACAACTTACACCATTATTGGAAAACTATCCTTTCTACCAGGTATTAATTTATGGATTAGCTGCTGGTTTATCAGGATGTGGTTTCTATGATGTGATTAAGGCTATCGGAGGTTTATTTAAGAATAAAGAGGATTAATTTTCTAATAATACCAGTAAGGTAACGATACTTACTGGTATTAATTAAATTAATGTATAACCTATAAAACACAAGGATATGTCAAAATCACCAAGCGTTGTTTTTAAATTCGAGAACAACAATGTTCAACAGACTACTCCTCTTTTAGGAGTATCATGTTTCTTGGCTAGAACTGAAAAAGGTCCCTATGATGATCCTTCAGAATTAATCACTTCTTTCTCTCAATTCCAAAGAATATTTGGTAAAGAGATTGTACCTGATGGTTCTGTATCTAACATAGAGAAAGCTTTAGTAGGAGGTTCTAAGCTAAGAATTATTCGTGTATTGGGAGCAGGTGCTAAAAAGGGTACCATTACTAAAGCAGAAGACTCTAGAGTATTAGAAGAAGATGAGATTGAATTAGCTTCTGCTATACCTGGAGAAGTTCAAGCTTCTGAAGTAATGAAATTTACTTCTGGAGGTACTAATGTAAGCTTTGGTTTGGTAACTAAAGGGTATGGTGATCCTATTGGTTCTGGAGAAACCTTTAAAGTAGGTTTTTCTAAATCAGTGAATACCATCTTCTATAACATATACGATGCCCATGGTTCCATCCTGGAATCAGGTCCGGTAATTACTTATAAAACTAAGGATGCTCAGAATAAAACTTCTGTAGATTACCTGGCTTTAAGCAACTTTGCTAGTAATTCTGCATACCTGGAACCTAAGATGGTAACCACTACCGATAAGATTAAGTCTTTCGAAAACCTGGTAGCTTGGCTTCAGACTTCAATTGACCAAACTGAGAATCCACTAACTATCCAAGTTGGAGGTAAAGAAGCCACTAGTACTGAGACTATGTTCAATGGTACACTGGGTACTGCTGGTGCTGACCCTACTGCAGATGAATGGATTGCTTCTTTGGATTTGGTAAAGGATTATACAGATGTTTATCAGTTAGCTTGTTCTCATATTCATCAACATCTGAAAACAGATCAAGATGTTTTAAAAGTACATAAGGCTGCTAAAGATATGTGTGCTGAATTACAAGAATATACCTATTACATCGAAGTACCTAAATATACTACTCATTATTCTGAGGGAACTCAGCCTAGAAATAAGCAGAGTATTATTACTTGGATTAATAACTGTTTGGGTAGTATCGGTAACTCTAGGTATGCGGCCTATTTTGCAGGTGGTATCAAGTACTACAATGAATTCGGATTACTTACTAATTCAGATGTATTGGGTACTATCTTCGGTTTGGGTGATACTTCTGCTTCTAATTATGGACCTTGGAAGTCATTTGCCGGTATGAATCGTGGAGTAATCTATGATGGTCAGGGCCCAGTAAGTCCTAACTATGGTAGTGATTCTCGTTATAATGAACTAAACGAATTGGCTCAGATGTATGCCAACATGATTGTAATCAAAGATACTCCGTCTTCTGGTAAACAAACCATGTTATGGCATTGCTTCTCTTCTCAAGTAAAACAAGATTCAGAAAGATTCCTTTCAATTGTAAGGTTGAATTTGTACTTGAAGAAGACTCTTCGTCCTATATTGAATAAGTATTTGGAAGAGCCCAATATCTGGGGTACTTGGAAGAATATCTATCTTGAGGTAAAACCAATCCTGGATAATCTGGTAGATGAAAATGCTATGTCAGAGTATACATGGATGGGTGACCAGGATGCTGGCTCTTATTCAGAACTCTCTGTAAATAATGAAGCTGATGTCCGTCAGGGTAAATATAAAGTAATCCTGAAGTACAAAGATATTGTTCCTATGCAAGAAATTACAATTAATATTGTAATCGATGCAGCTTCTAAATCAGTTAACATTTCAGAAAACGAATAACATTAAAATCATAAAACATGGGAGCAAAAGTAAAGAATCCTAGAAAGAAATTCCTATGGAGCATCTCTTTCCCAAAACATCCTATCAATACATATCTATTCCAGACTTGCCAACTTCCGGATATTGAGATTGACCAGGTTGCTCATGGAGATGTAAACAGGGATGTAAAAACTGCTGGTAGAGTTACCGTAGGTAATCTGGTAGTAGAGAAACTTTTAACTACTGCTGGTTCAGATACCTGGCTTCAAGATTGGTTATATTCTTGCCAAGATATGATAGCTGGAGGTGGGTTAGTTCCTAGTGAATATTGGGAAACTGCCATTGTAAATGAACTTGCAGAAGATGGAGTATCTGTCCTAAATACTTGGCTGCTTGAAGAAGTTTGGCCTTGTAAAGTAACTGGCCTTGACTTAGATCGTATGGCTTCAGAAAACACAATAGAAAATATAGAATTTTCTGTCGGTACTTGCGACAAGTATTAACTCTCTTAGTCATTTTCTTACTAGAGTTTTAGGTGGAGGGGTGGGATTCCTAGATAAGGAGTTTCACCCCTTTCTTGTTGATACTTACCGTTACTATGAAATTATGAACTTTTAAAAATTAGATAAAATGGATATGACACTAAGAACCTTAGTATTCACTGCTCCTTCTGGTAGACTTTTTGAAATCAGAGAGCAGAATGGTGAAGATGAAGAAATTATCACCAACCCGGTAGATTCAAAGAATCTTATGAATCTTACCAAGTATATTTCAGCAATAGTAGTTAAAACGAATGCTACTAAGTCAGGTAGATTAACCATAGAGGATGCTCTTAAGTTACCCTTGCTGGATAGATACTGTATCCTATTTAATTCTCGAATCTTCTCTTTGGGAGAGGAAGTAGAATTTACTTATAAATGGGATAACAAGGATTCTGTAACTTACTCTCAGGACTTGAGAGAATTTCTTTTCGATTATGCAGTACTTCCTACAGAACAAGAAATGGAAGAAAAACCCAATGCCATTCCTTACTACCCGGGAAGAAAAGGAGAAGATGGATTTACTCTTATGCAATATACAGAGGAATTGAACTCAGGTAAGGTAATCCAATTCGAATTGATGGATGGAGAAAAAGAGTCTCAGATGGTTCAGCTTTCACCAAGTAAACTTACTCGACACTCTACTCTTCTTCTTCGTAATCTTAAGTTAAAGGTAGATGATAAATTTGAGAAAGTAGAAAACTTCTCTCTATTCTCATCAAGGGATATGGCAGAAATTCATCGGTTGGTAAATACAGTAGACCCAATCTTCCATGGATATACTCAAATCGAAAATCCAGAAACTGGGAACATGATGGATTACCCAATTATGGCTGCTCCTGATTTTTTCTACTTGACGGGAGATATAATTTAGAGGAAGATTACATATACATTACTCGGGCTGAGATAGTCTTAGACTATCTCACCTTTTTGTGTCTACCCGTTCGTAAAAGAAAGAAATTCCTACTCATAGCTGAGAATTATTATAAACAAATGAAGAAGAAAATGTCAACATGATAGGAGATACAAAAAGTTTAGTAGAAGTCGGGGTATCAATGGTACTCCGAGATAAGTTTAGCTCTGAAACCGGTAAAATTTCACAATCATTCAACAATATGATGAATGATATGAATGACTGGAACAGGGCTATTCAGATGAGTGCAGGTAATGCTGTACAAAACAGTATGAAATTCCTTGGAGGCATGGCAGAAGCTTATCAGTATTCGGCCAAGGTACAAGATACTATATTCATGGCCTCAAAGATTGCAGGAGCTACAGCTGAGCAACAAACTGAAATGATGCAATTAGCTCAAGCAGTCAATGCCGTTACTCCCTTGACTGCTGCCGATATTGCTTCTGGCCAAAGGTACTTAGCAATGGCAGGTAATACAGTAGAACAGATAAAGGATATGACTGGGCCTGCTGCTAAGTTAGCATCTATCCTTGGTCAACCATTTGGAGGTAAAGGAGGTGTAGCTGACTTGATGACTAATATCATGTCAATGTATGTTATACCTTCTCAACAAGCTACTAAGGTTACCGATGATTTATATACTGCTGTAACTAATGCTAATATGTCTCTTACCGATTTGGCTCAAGCTATTACTTATGCTGGAGCTGATATGGCTAATGCAGGCTATGACTTAAGACAGACTGCTGCAGCTATCGGTGTATTGGGAGATATGGGTATTCAGGGTTCATCAGCCGGTACTGCACTAGCAAATATGATTCGTTATTTGCAACTTTCTTTAGCCGACCAGAAAAAGAAAGGGTTTAGTGCATTAACTAGCTTAGGTTTAAGTCCACAAGATTTCTTTGATGCTGAAGGTAATCTTATTCGATTAGATAAGGTATATCGTAAGTTTGGAGAAGCTCTTATGAATAAACCCCTTCTGGAAAGAACTAAAGCTTTCTATAATATCTTCGGAGTTCGAGGTACTCGTGATATCTCTAATCAGATTCGAAATATGATGTCGGGTTCTGATAAGATGACTAAGATCTTAGAACAATATGATAAGAACTCCGGCATAGTAGAACAGGTTACTGAGGAAAGATTGAAGACTCCACAGGGTATCATTGAAGCTTTCAAATCTAACTTTGAAAACTTAGTAGTAAATATAGGGTCAACTTTAGCCGACGTCTTTAATCCTATATTAACTGTATTCACTAAGATATCTCAATGGGTACAAGGAATAGCTGGTACTATAGGAGGTCAGATAGTAGTTAAAGCATTAGCTTGGGGTTCAATTACGGCTTTAGTAGTAAATGGCTATAGGTACCTAGCTGCTACTGGCAGAATGCTTTCTACTTACATGCAACAAACCAATACCCAATCTCAGGCTACAGCAAGTGGAGTTAGTAAGTCTGCTTCTGCTGCAGCTGTATTAGAAGCTAGATTAATACATATCACTCAGATTATGAGGGAACAATATTACCTTCAAAAGGCAATGGCTTTCGGTTGGACTGCTGGGCCTAGAGGAGGTTGGTATGGACCTAACGGTAAACCCATTAGGAAGTTTGGAATACCTGGGCCAACATTAGGAGGTCTTGGAGGAGGTACTACTAAACCACCAACTCCTACTGCTGGACCAGCAGTAGCTAGGCTAGGTATGAAAGGTATATTCGGTAGATTGGCTGGATTCTTGGGAGGTCCTTGGGGAATGGCCATTGGTATAGCATTACCTCTTGTAGCAGATTATTTACCTAGGCTAATAGACTCACTGAATAAGAATACTGATTCTAATCTATCAAAAGAAACCATAACTAGCGATGAATATTTAACTGAGAAAATGGCAAGAGCTATCAGGGCAGCTCTACTGAATGATAAACCCAATGGTACTGTTAACATTACTATTGATGGAGCTCCTGTTGGTTCTGTAGCTCCAGGTGAAACTTTAGGAGTTAATTATGCTACTCAAATTGGATTAATACCTTAAATTATGGCAAGAATATTAGGAAAACTAGCAGGTAAGGTTGTTAAGAAATATAATAATCTTACCCAAGATACTGCTGGAGTACTTACAGGTCCCATAAATAAACTCTGGAGAGCTAAGATACACCTTAACCGATTAACTTCAGGTTTACCTAAGGATACTGCTCCCCGAGGTAAACTGTTTAATCCTAATGGGGCTTTGGGAGAAAGGGAAAGATCTTCCAAGAATCCATTACTCAACAGTTCTCTTCAAAGTATTAGGAGATTACAACTTCAGCATGGAAATCTTAAGATTGACAGAGATGATCCTGCTCAAGGTAGGACTGTAGTAGAAAACAATAAACTTTATGGAGTAAGCCAAGATATAAGAAAACTGAACCAGGTAATCATATATAATACTAATGTTAGCCCATACCAATATATTGTTTTACAGAATAGACCTCTGAGCTTTGATTTTAGAGGAGAAACCACTTGGGCTACCATTAAGTCTATGGGTAGAAATACTCCTATGTATCATTATACTGGTTCAGAAGATATTGTACAATTCAATGTATCTTGGTACTGTGATGATCCGGATAATCCTGCTGAAGTATTAACTAAATGTAGGTTATTAGAATCCTGGAGTAAATCTAATGCTTATCAAGTAGCTCCCCCAATCTTACAGATTCAGTGGGGAAATTCTGATACTTTTGAAGGTCATTATTATATACTTACTTCTGCCACATATTCTCTTTCTAATTTTAGAAATGCTTCTAGACAACGTATGAGAGGCTCAGTAGATATAAGAGAAGATCTAAATCTGTATCCTGCTACTGCTACTCAAGAATTAATATTCAAACGAGTAAGCTCGTATAGTTTATCTTATGAGGATATTGTTAAAAGTAAAGCTGCAGAAAAGACTGTGGGTATTTTTACAACCGATAAAATCAAGTAACCATGGATATAACTTCTTATTTAGTTGGAGCAAGTCCATACGATAATGGATTTACCCTGAATTATGGAGATGGAGATTATTCTTTAGAATCCTACCCATTACTTATACCCTCTTCTCCCAATGACTTTCAGCATACCCTGAAAGAGGGTGAAACTCTACAGAATATCGCTTATAGGTATTATGGAGATTCTGGTAAATGGTATATTATTGCTGAGTATAATAACATAATAAATCCGTTCACTGAATTAAAAGGTGGAATGGTATTAATGATACCGGCTTATGGAAGTTAAAGCAAATAATCCCATATTATATAAAGGTACAGGTACTCCTTACCTAGCCATTTTTGATAATCAAGGTATACCAGTTATGAACCCTCTTACTGGTATACCTTTAGGAGCGTATATAAGTAGCTGGTCATATGTATATGATGAAGAAAAAGAAAACTTAGCTACAATAACTATTGATACTGGTAATCCAGATACTGTAGATGTAGAAGCTTTACAGGAAAATAGAGATATCTTTTTACAGTGGGGATATATTTTTAGTGATGGTACATTTGTATCAAGCCCAGCTATAAATATCAAAGTAAGAGATTTCGATTGTATCTTTGATTCTACAGGTACCCATATAACTATCAAATGTATTGATGGCACGAATCATCTTAGGTTTATGCCCCCTCATAAACCTACTGAGGATACCGATGATAGTATGGTTAAATTCTTGGATTCAGGATGCGGATTAAATGTTGGAGTAATAATAGAAAGGTTTGAGTAATGGCAAATATAATAAGTAATCAAGCTTATCAAGCTATACAGGTACCCACAGAAGTTACTCCTGAAGTACAGGGTACCATTCTATACGCTAATCAATTTAGTGGTATAGGTCAAGTTGGTATGCCAGACGATTTAGCTGAAGTACTTAATTCTAATTTAGGTACAATAGGTAATAATGTTCTAGTTCAACTAGAAGCTAAGATGGCTGCCTATGGTAATGGGCCTTGGTATGTGGATAGTAGAGATGGGGTAATTTACATACATAACCGTAAGTTTCAACAACCTCCTCATCATACCTACATATTCCAAGCTGAAAACGGAGAAGTATTAAGAGTATCTTTTACTACTCAGAGGTCTACTAAGCAGAAAATGATGCAAGTGGGTAATACTATAAAACCTGAGGATAAGCAAATGCAAATCCAGGTAAGTTACATTGATGATCAACAGAATGAGATTTTACATGACCCACTACAGTTGGATGCTCTATCTACAGTAGATGTACAAAGCCCAGGATTATTTCATAGATCCCCCGAAGTTTTAAAACCCCATGTTGATAGTAAGGTAGAGAAATGGAAAGAAGATAGATTGAAATCCTTAGATGAAGAATTGGCTTCTAAAAAACAAGCTCAAAGACTAAAGACTGAATCTGCTAAGAAAGAATATGATGCTAAGGGTACTGGTTATTTAGATGCAGGTGGTGGATTAGAGTCTATGTCCGATACAGAATTAAGGGATGCTACTTCTCAAATGCTAGAGGAAGCTTATACTAAAGGAGAACTAACTAATATAAAATCTTCTATTGATGCACTAGTAGCGGGAGGAATGGACCTTACTTCTGCAATGAAACAAGTATACCAGGGTTTAAATTTCGTATTCAAAAATAAATACACAGAGGTATGGACTGAAGTCTGGGAAGATCCTCGTTCATATTCTTCTGGGGAATTAAAGTCTTCTAGTCGTGTGAATAGTATGACTGAACTGAATGCAGAGAAAAGGAAAACTCAGGAGGGGCTAGCTAAAATGCAAGAAGATCCAAATATCATTGTCTATCCTTTAACTCTTCATGAAGAATCCTATTATCCTCAAACTTATAATCCAGTCCAAGCTGGTAGAGGCCCGGGAGATAATCATGGATATTATCGAAGCAGAGTAAAGGTATTCAAAAAAGTAAAACAGCTTTTGAAGGTACCCGCTTGGAAAACTCTTACTAACTTATATGATAGAACTGGAGGAGTAGGCAATAGAGAAAGAGCAATGAGGATAAATGCTAATGGAGGTTTAAAGATAACCGAGAAAAAACTAATCTGTCAAATGCAAGTAGTAGGAAGACCTTCATTAAAAACCTCAATGGTACTTCAGCTTTTGAACGTTGGTAAAAGGTGGTCAGGGTATTGGTATATAAAGAAATGTACTCATAGAATGGATGCTGGTACAGGATATATTACTGACTTAGAATTAGTTAGGAATAATGGAACCGCTGGCTTTCAAGTTGCTGCTGGTAATATTAATACTCAAGATGTGGTATCTAATAATGCCAGAAGTCAAGGAACCACTGATGTAGGTAAAAATAAAGCTGGAGATGCTCATTCTTCTGATTTTACCATAAATGCTACTAAGGCAGAATATGAAGCCTTCAAAGCCTTGGATGGTAATACCGAAGAACAAAGAAAGTTTGTTCAAGATATGGTTATCTATAGGGAACAGAATGCTAATACTCCTACCAAAGGTAATGATGGCATCATAGAAGTAGAAAGAACTGTATACCAATCTACAGGTAAAGATGGAGAAGACGTAGTTACCATTACTAATGTTAAACGTAAAAAGGTAGAAGCTACTAAGGATGTATATCGAAAGTATAATTTCAATATAGATTACATTATTAAACAGATGAACCAAGACTTTTCTAAAACTGAATAATATGGCTTATGAATCAGCAAAAACAATAACTGAACAAGGATTAGAATCCTTGGGAAGATACTATTCAGTGTACAGGGCCATGGTAGTTAATAACACAGACCCCGATCATATGAATCGTATAAAAGTGGCTATACCTGAAGTAATGGGAGGAATAGTACTCTGGGCTTATTCAAAGGGTCAACATGGATCTACTGGGTCTGGTTTTAAAATGATGGCTCCTAAGAATGGTGATATAGTATATATTACCTTTGAATATGGAGATCCTAGTAAACCTCTATGGGAATATCATGGTTGGGCTCAAAACCAAATACCCGATATCCTGGATGATCCTGATACTATGGGTATAGTTACACCTAATGGGAATAGAATCTGGTTAAATGATAAAGATGGATCACTCAAGATGTACTTATATGGGTCTGCTACTATTTACGCCGAAGGCCCAGTAAGTATAAATTCTAAAGCTCAAGCCTATGTGAATGCCTCAAAGGTTATAGTGAACCAAGGTAATAATGATGGTATAATCAATATCAATGAATTAACCCAGAAACTAAACCAATTAGTTTCAGAGATAGAATCATTAAAAGCTCAATATAATTCTCATACCCACTCTGGTATTCAATCGGGACCTGCAGTTAGTGGACCTGTTATTACTCCAGTCACGAAACCATTTTCTACTTTTAATAAAACAGATTATGAGGATTCTAAATTTGTACACTAATGGCAAATAACTTATACACTAATATTATCGGTATTGGTCCTTTGTTTCCAATACGGATTACTGAGAATGAAAAGGGAGAGAAAGGTTGGTATCCAGTAAATGGAGATATTGAACTTGTTCATAATAACCTATCTGCTCTCCTTTGGTATGATATAGGTCAAAGATTCAGGCAAGAAGATTTTGGTACTAGGCTATGGGAATGTATAGAAGAACCTAATACTCAGGCTTTAGCTTTCTTGGTAAAAGACTTCTTAAAGAAAGCTATCTCTACCTATGAAACTAGGATTACTTTTAAAAGCCTGAATATGAGGTTAGAGGGTACCAAGCTTTTCATCGAAATGAATTATGTAATTAATCAAACTGGTAGCCAACAGGTATTGGGTATTAGTTATGATAGGTCTGAAAATATTTTAAAACCTTACTAATATGATAACGAATAAATGGCTAAACCCTTATCAGAGATCCTTTCAACAGATTAAAGCTAAGCTGATCGAATCTCTTACTACTATCAAGGATAAGAATGGTCAGACTCTTATCACGGATTATTCCGAGGGTAATATTCTGATAATTATCCTGTCTTTGTTTGCAGCTATTGCTGAAGTACTTCATTATTACATTGATAACGTGGGTAGGGAATCTTTCTTATCTACGGCTCGGCGTTATGATAGTGTAGTAAAGCATGGCTTATTGGTGGACTATCACCCAAGAGGAGCAGTAGCTGCTTCAGTAGATGTAATCCTAACCCGTGATCTTACAGGTAGTAATATTGCTTCTAGGTTAACTATCCCAAAAGAAACCCTCTTTACAGATGTTAACGGTAACTCCTGGCTTTCTGCTAGAGACGTAACTTGGTATGCTAATGTTACTACTTGTAAAATACCTCTGATTCAACATGAGAAATATAATCAGTCTGGGTTGTCAGGATTAGTAATACCTTCCGAAGGTAGACCAGAAATCACAATAGGTAAATTACCTGATGGTAAATACTATGAGCATGGTACAATGCAATTATCCATCGATGGAACTACTTGGACTTTAGTAGATACCTTTGCTTATTCTAAACCTTCAGATAAACATTTTATGGTAACTGTCAATGCTAGCCAAGTTGCCGTAATAGTATTTGGAGATGGTACCTTTGGTTCTATACCTTCTGCAGGTCAAAAGGTAACATCAGCAAGCTTCTATATCACCACGGGTATTCAAGGTAATGTACCAGCTGGTTCTATTGTACAAACTCCAGCCATAGTAAAAGCTTCTATATCTGAGGCTACCACTAGTAATCAATATGCTGCAGGAGGAGGTTCTAGTTATGAGAACTTTGGTATGTTAAAAGAACATATACCCTTGAGTGTTAAAACTCTTGGAGTAGCTGTAAGCAAACAGGACTTCGTAGATTTAGCTATGCTAATAGATGGAGTAAATAAAGCTGCCGTAGATTATGAATGTGGAAGAAAGCTTACAGTATATATCAGTGCTGATAATGGTGGAGTAGCTGATTCTGCTATGATAAACAAGGTTTATACCCAACTATCACAGAGAGCCCCCTTAACTACTTGGCTTCAAGTTAAATCTGCAGGATTAGTAGATATAACCTTAGAGATAGAAGTAACCGGTAAGAAATCTTATAAGACCAACGAAATCCAAGCTCAAGTTCTGAATGCCTTATACAATGCTTATTCTATTGAGAACTCCGAGATTGGGGGCAAAGTAAGAATCTCAGATATTTATGCTTTGATTGATAACCTATCTACGGTAGATTACTTACATATCAAGAAGTTCTATATTAAACCTTGGCCTGTTACCATATATGGTAACAAGGAATTACTTCTTGGTCAGTTTAAATTAGAGAAAGCTAATGGGTCCATGACCTATTTTATAAACTTTACTGGAAGTAATTCATACACTGTAAAAGCTTCAAGTGGAGGATTCCAAACTACTGGCTCTGTAGGTAGTACTATAAACATCACTGATAAAAACAATGGTATCACTTTCTCTTTGGACATACAAGCAAATGGCTATCAACAGGGATATCGTTATTCTATTACTATCTCAGAACCTAATATGGATTATGAAGATCCTGGATATAACTTACCTGTATTCCAGAAATCTTCTCAATTAACTTTAACTGTTCACGAAACTGTTTAATATGATAGACCTTAAGAAACTTATAGATTTCCTACCTTTTGAATATAAAGACCAAGACACTTATAAGGTAGATGGAAAGGGTATCTTAGAAAGGTTCCTAGAAATTTGTGGAAGTTATTTTCAAGATAATATATCCGCAGATATTGAGAGTTTACTAGGAATAACTGACTTTGATACCTGCCCAGAGATTTATTTGAATTACCTTTGGGAAAGCTTTGGGCAATTACCTTTTGCAAGGTGGAATAATATTGATGAAGGGGCTTTTAAAACTTATTATAATGGTCTGTTAAGTGAAGCTGAATTAAATAGCCTTAAGTCTAAATGGATTTTACCTAAGAAAGGGGCTTTAGCTTTAACTACTAAACAGATAAGAGATTTACTCAAGTATTCTATATCTCTGATAAAGATACGAGGTACTTCTCAGTTCTTTGAGATATTATTCCGAATGTATGGGTTAAACTGTACAATAGATGACCCAGCTAAATCAGGATATGATGGTTGGTTAAAAACGCATCCTTACTTTGACCAAGATCAGTATTATGATAAATCTAACTTTGATAACATTTACGGTTGTAGTCAATGTATCAATGTAACCTTCCATATAACTGGACATGGCTATTCAAATAACTCGGGAGAATTTATAGAGTTCAGAAAAGCTATAGAAAATATAATCGATAGATTTAAGCCTTATCATGTAGGAGCTACTATTGATTATGGTTTTAATATAAATGATAATTATCTGATAACAGCCGATTTTGTAGACCCAAATATAAACACTATTCAGCCTGGGTATATAACCTCTGTACCTATTAAGGTTACAGTCTCTAGTAATTATCAAAATGCCGACTTAAGGTATCAGGTATCTGGAGATGGTAATACTTGGGGTTACAAGAAATATGAAAATGGCACTATTTTTAATGCCACTATAGGTAATCAGACTTATTATTTTAGAAGTGTGGGAGACCCGACTAAAGTTACCCAAGTTCATGTAAAATTAAAGGAAGTAGTCAAATCCTATAATATATCGGTTAATCCAACTACACTGCATATTACACCAACTAATAAGGAGGTATCGGCTACAGTTACAGCTACTCTTTATCAAGAAGGTAAACAGACTCCAGTTAATATACAATTGGTTGGGGAAACTGAAGTTAAGCCTTCTGGTTCAACTTATAAATTTAAAGAGCCAGGTACTTATGAATTCCAGATTGTAGAATACCCAGTAAAAAGAGTTTCATTGGTTGTTACTAGAGAACCTAATAAATACAAGGTTAAATGTACTCCAGAAGAATTCAAGCTATCAAGTAATGTAACTAGTTTAGCTAAAACCATACTAACTATAGAAGATGATTATGATGAGGAAGGTTTGGAATGTTACTTGATTGGTAAAGATGATACTAGGTATAAATCTGGGGATACTTTCCAAACATTTGGTACTGGAGTTTATAAGTTTGCTTGTACTAAGGATAATTTAGAGAACTTTGATGGTATAGGAATATTTACCGTATATACCAGTATCTCTAAATTCACTTATCATTTATCTAAAGAATATCAAACTTTATCTTTAGAGATGGGAAGTGGATCTGTAAATCAAGAACTTTACTTATCAGTAACTCCCTCTGATGATCCCGATAATCTTATAGATTATGGAGTTAGTATTTATTGTGATAATACTAAGTTAACCGATATTACCTTGAATAAATCTGGTAATGGTAAAGCTAGTGCTACTTATTCATGCAATAAACCGGGAAGTTATAAAGCTGTATGTAAGGGAGATCCTTCAGTTTATACTACTTGGTCAGTATATAGTTATACCAAACCAGAAGATCCCTATATTTATATCGAAGCAGTAAATCCTTCAGATCCTAATTGGATATCTCCAAAGGATTGGGCTAATACTCCAAATAACCAGAAGGTAAATGTATCATATCAACTTGCTGAAGGTAAGTCGGTTACTATCCGAGTAATGCCTTTCGAAATAGAGGAATATGATTCAGTATTACTTATGGAAACCAGAGCAGAGTATAAATTCGAAGAAGTTATTACTTTAGATAAAGCGGGTACCTATACCTTTGTTGGTAAGGGTAATAAAGACAAGAAGGCTACATTAGTAATCAAAGACTATAATCTTGAAGTTAAGATAAGTTGTAGTCCTGAAAGAGCTACTCTAAGTGGGCAAGGAGAAGGAGAAGTATATACCACTGTGGTATGTTCTTCTAATCATAAGGATTTTATAACTGATGTAAGATTAGTGGGTCAAGCCGATTCACATCCAGTACCTTATGAATTTAGAACTTCTAATCCTGGTACTTATATATTTGAAGCTGTTAACAAAACCGATGTAAGGTGTACATTTGAAGTTACTTTAGCTTTTGATGTACAACCAAATGAATTGGTTTGGAACTCTGATGATATTAGCAGTAAAACTTTCGAAATAGATATACCCGAAAATACAGCATGGAGAATAACCACGAAACCTCAGGAATAAATCAATATTACGACATGTATACTGAAACATCCACTACATCTATAGTATCTAAAGGATTTACGGTAGCTTTTGCTACAGAGTGTCTTCAATTGTTATATGACCTTCGATGGATGATCCTATTAGCATTCATATTGATAATTGCCGACTTCTGGTTTGGAATGAATGCTAGTAAGTTAAAGGGCATACCCATTAGAAAATCCAGAGCTGGAAGAAGAACTTTTAATAAGATAATAGATTATATATGTTACTTATTAATGGGAGCAGTTCTTGGTAAGGCTATTGGAGAACCCTATGGGTTAGATTCCCTAGTAGTATCTATAACCGTATTGGTAGTATGTTATGGATTCGAAGTGGATTCTATTTATGGTCATATATGTACATTACACGGAATAGAAAAGAGATATAGTATCTGGAAGATACTTTGGTCTATAGTAACCTTGAAGTTCAATAACTTATCTGAAGCTTTCAAGGATATGTCAGAACAATCTAGGAATTATAAACAATCTAAAAACAATAGTAACAATGAAAACGTACTTTAAATATGAGGGTTTGATTAAATCTAAGGAGGCAGCAGAAGCAATTGCTGCCCCTGTTGCTCTTGGCCCATTCTGTGGATTCGGCTCAGTTAAGGTATCTGGTAATAAGCTATCAGTTCAAGCTAAAGCAGAAAATGGTAAGGTATTCAAGAATGATGTAGCAGATAGAATTACTGCTAGATATATGGTAAAGAATTCTGAAGATGGAGAATCACCTCAGATAAACTTCGGATGTATTTCTAGGGATGGTTATATATTCATCTCTGATGATGAAGAGATAGTAGTAGATAATATCCAAGGTGCTCAAGGGGCTAATTCGGATATCTTCCTATTCGCTGTTCATCAAGAAGTATCAGAACCAATTGAAAACCCTATTACTTTCGTAGCATATTGGTCTTCATCTTATGAAAGCTTATATACTCTGTATAAACAATCACAGAATCCTTACTATCCCTTAGCAGAAGACAAAATCTCTTGGGATATAGTAAAGAATAATCCTGCTTCACATGAGAAATTAAATTATACCTATCTTAATTCTCAGGTAGAGGGTGCTTGTGAACCCTACAGAAATAGTAAGAATACCATGGTACTGATTGGAGTATATGGTTCTGGTACTGATGCTAATACGAAGGAGTCAGAAAACTATGCAATCATCCCTTATGGAGGTTGTTTCCCTCAACCACTACCCTTTAACTCAGCCTACAATGGGATCATGACCCATTCTATTCAAAGAGTAGAACATGTACTGGAAGGATTCGGAGGTAAAGATGACCAGACTAATGGTATAACTAATCTACAAGAATATCTTACTAATCTGAAGAATGAGCTTATAGAAATGATTAAAAACTCGGCTTCTTCAGTTCCCACTGGATTAATCGCTATGTTTTCAGGTACTACTCCTCCAAATGGTTGGGCATTCTGTGATGGTATGTCTGGTAGACCTAATCTATTGGGTAGATTTGTAGTAGGATATGATCCAAGTAATCAGGATTATAATACCATTGGTAACATGGGAGGAGAAGCCTTAGTAACTCTTACTTTAGATCAAATACCACCACATAGTCATAAGATTACATTTAAAGAGGAGAAATGGGGAGATAATTCTAACAATAGACCATTCCCTAATCATACTAGGCCTGACTCAGGTTATACAGCAGATACTCAAGTAACTGGTGGAGGTAGTCCTCATGAGAATAGACCTCCTTATTTCGTACTAGCTTATATCATTAAACTATAATTCTATATAAACTTTTAAAATCATTAGGGCTTTTATATTTAAAGAACAGCTAATCGCTTTCGTCCAACACACAAGTGGAATTCTTATTGGGAAATAAGTTACACTGGAAAGGGAACCTCATGCACTGGGTTCCCTTTTTTTATGTTAGTAATGTAAGTCTTCTTTAGCTTTCTCTTCCCAATATCTTATATCTTCTTTAAGTTCTGAGATATATCTTACCGAAGATTTAGTTCTAGGCATATCAAAAAACTCTACTAATAAAATGTTAGTGATACGAGAACCATCCTTGATTCTCTCTTTAATATAGGGAGGAGGACTAAGCAATATCTCGAAGATCAAATAAGCATCGGGAGATAGGTTCTTCTTCATATATTTATATAACATATCAAGCATTTCTCCTTTAGCTTTCTCTTCTTCTGTATCATCTTCTAGTTCTTTATCATTATCGAATAAATCTTCTAATTGGTAAAGATTCTGATGATATTCTGCTCCCTCCCCATAAGCAGTTCTTAATAAATGATTCTTAAAGGTACTGAGAGAAGCTAGTATCCTTGCTTTTAAATGTTCTTCTTCACAAGTACCGTAATATTTATTAAAGACAAATAACATCTTATCCCAGAAATAAGAACTTATGATATCTGGTGTAACATTAAACCTCCTATTATCAATTTGCTTAGTAAGACGTCTGATAACTGGTTTACAGATTTTATACATCCTATCAAAAGTTTCCTTATCATAATTTTCTTGCATAGGCTTCAACCTATGTATCTCTGATCCGTTGTTGCCATTTTCCTTTATCTTCATAAGTCTATGTTTTAAAATGATATGCAAATATAAGTATAATAAATCAAATATAAAATAATATATTAATAAAGTTCACCTAGAAGCTGAGGATTAGTGAGTACTAGGATGAGAGTCTATATGTACAACTCTAACCGAGACTATAGAAATCTATATGATTATACTTAATTATATTGCAATATGAAAAAAGATAATACCAAGTTTGAATTTGACACCAGCTTTCAATTAGAAATCCTAAGGTATCTCTTAAAGGATAAAGAGGGAGGTCTAATAATCAAAAAGATTAAACCAAGTTACCTAGTTCTGATTGAGCATTCTTTAATTGCCGAGGGCATATTTAAGTTCTTCAAAAAGAAAAACAAGATGCCTTCTAAGAATATCCTTAAAGAAGTTATAAAAGAATTGCTTGAATCTAAAAATTACGTTGACCTGGTTACTAAGGATGATATACCCAATATCCATAAAATAATCGATGACCTATATTCAAATCCCTTGAATGATTCTGAATACATTCGAGAAAAGATATATCAATTCTCTACCTATGTAGAGATGAAGAACTTGAATGATTCTTTTGATTTGGATAACTTCGAACAATACGAAACCTATTCAAGGAAAATAGAAAAGATACTTCAAAACTCAAAACCTAAGAAAGATGATGAACCTATCTTTATGATAAGGGATATTACAGAAAGACAATTCAAACGTCAAGCAGAACCATCTGTAATACCTTGTCCATTTAGACAACTTAATGATATTACCAATGCTGGAGGTTACCCAGAACATTCGGTAAATGTTATTCTCGATAAACCCAAAGCTAAGAAAACTTTCTTCATGGTAAACTTGGCAAGAGGGTATTTAAGAATGAAGAAATCAGTTTTATATATAGATACTGAAAATGGTAAAGAACAAATCATGGACCGATTTATTCAATCCTCTATCAATAAAACTAAGAAGGAATTATACTCTGGTGAGTATGACAAACTCGAAGCTAAACATCTTCGTAAACTTGCAAGATTTGGAGTTGAACTAGTAGTTGAAAGAGTTCCTGCAATGATTACAGATTGCAATTATATAAGGGAACTTATAATCAAGTTAAGAAACCAGGGTATTAATATTAAAGTACTAATGGTGGATTATGCAGGAAAGCTTGCTTCAATTGCCAGAGATAAAGAGGATTTCGACCGTATATCGAATGTATATATCGATATTCAGAACCTAGCAGAAGAGATGGACTTAGATATTGTATGGACTGCTCATCATATTACCAGAGAGGGTAAGAAACATAGGACTACTAGATATGATGAAAATGATATCTCGGGTTCTATTGCAATTGTTCGTAATGCTCATACAATAGTTGGTCTTAACTCTACTGAACAAGAAGAAAAAGATGATATACTTCGTTGTGAATTAGTAGTACAAAGAGATGGTTTACCTAGTGGTAGAGCATTATTCAAATGTGATGTTGAAAGGCAAAGATGTGTAGAGTTTACTAAAGAACAACGTAAACAGTACGATGAAATATATGGTGAGAAGCTCGAGGAATCTCTCAAGAAGAAAGGGAATCCCGATGCTAATGAAGAGAAGCGAGCTAAAACCAGTGGAGATATATAAACCTAAAATATGAGATTATGATTAAGAGATTAGAAGGAATTCAAAAAGGACAGAAGGTTTACTTAGTACCTTCAGATTCAAGATGTACTCCACAATATGCAGAAGTATATTCAGTGGGTCCCAAGTATATAAAACTTACTGGAGTTAATATAAGTTTAAGGGAGTTCTTCTCTGAAGATGGAAGATCTGCTAAATGGGGAGGATGGGAACTTTTCCTTTCAAAGGAATCATATGAAGAACATAAAGAGTTACTTTCACTTAGGTCACAGGTAGTTACTTTATTTGAGCAAATGGTACTGAAATGCGAAGACCTAGATAAATTACGTAGGCTAAAGAAAAGATATGCCGAATACGATGACCCATTACCATTTTAACCATGAGTAAGATCACTAATGAATTTAAAACCAAGCTCTACAATTATTTTATTAAGAGCTTGGGCGCTTACAAATATAAACACGGTTGGATGAAATTACCCGTATGCCCATTCTGTCATAGGGAACATAAGATGGGAATTAATCTTTCTATGTACCGTACCAATTGTTTTAGATGCAATTATCATATGAATCCTGCTCAACTAGTAATGGATGTTGAGGGATTTGATACTTATGCCGAACTTTTAAAATTTCTAGATAATGGAAACTTTACAGACAAAGCTTTCTCAGAAGAGAAGATTGAATTATCCGATGCTAAGCCCGTCTATCTTCCAGATGGGTTTAAACTCATTAATCAAGGAACATCACAAGTTGCAAGAAGCATTAGAAGTTACATGTCGAGCCGTGGGTTCACTATCGAAGAATTATCAAAACACGGTATCGGATATGTTGCCACTGAGGGACCTTTTTTTGGGTACCTCATCATACCATATTATTATAAGGGCACGCTCAGGTATTACAATGCGAGAAATGTTATTGGACAGGGCCCAAGATACAATAATCCAAATAAAGATATTACGGGACTTGGAAAGGAATTTATTATCTTCAATCAAGATGCCCTCGACATGTATAATTCGATATTTATCTGTGAAGGAGCAATCAATGCACTTACTATGGGAGACAGGGCTATTGCCACCATGGGTAAGGCAATCAGTGCTTACCAAGTTAACCAGCTTATCAAATCTCCAGTTAATAGATTTATATTACTCCTGGACCCCGATGCCATCAAATATTCAATCAACCTGGCTTTCAAATTGGTCGCTTATAAAAAGGTCAAGGTTATACAATTGCCTGAAGATAAAGATTGTAACGACCTTCAAAGACCAGCTGTTATGAAACTGGTATATCAAACAAGATATCAATCTTATAGTGATTTAGTAAAATTAAAAAATAGCCTATGAAAGAGAATATTCCAGGATACCCAGGATATCACATTACCAAAGATGGTAAAGTGTATACTCATAAAAAGGGAAGTTGGAAACTTAGAAAAACTTCTAATAGCTCTAGTACTGGTCGTATACGAGTAAGAATCAATTCTAAATGGTTACAAGTTTCTAGGTTAGTAGCTTTAGCTTGGGTTAAAAATCCTAATCCCGATATCTATGATATCGTAATGCACTTAGATAATAATCCCGAAAATAATCATTATAAAAACTTAAAATGGGGTACCCAGTCTCAAAATATCCTCCAAGCTTATAGAGATGGTAATTTAAAAACCCCTTCGGCTTTAATAGCTAGAGGAGAAGCTCATAGTAATTCTTCTATAACTAATCAAACTAGAAATATGATCGTAGATTTAAGGATCAATTATAGGGTTCCTGAATCTAAACTAAGTATTATATTTGGTATAAGTAAAAGGCATATAAATAAGATTGTATCTCAGTATAAATCTGGTATTAGATGGGATAATAACCTTATCTAGATTTAGCAGACTCAGAAACTCCTTGGATTGAGGATTTCCTATTATAATATATAAACTTAAATTAAAAGATATGAAACAATTATTAGAAGCTATAAGAGCCAAATATTTATGCCTTCATGATTGGGAGGTGGTAAGTAAAACTGAATATACTGATTGTTGGAAAATCTTATTAAAATGTAAGAAGTGCGGTAAACTTAGAAAAAGAGAGTATGAGAGATCCATCTATTCATATAACTAAGCATCAATTCGAAAAAATCCTATCTCAGTTAGAGGTATATAATTTTCCGATTGATGCTTTCTTTGTTATTGCCCGTAAGGAAGCAATAAATACTAGAGTTGTAGTTGTTACAAACAATAAGACAACTAAGAAAGTTTCTAACATTTTACTAGCATCTAAGGGAGATGCTGCTTTAGTTGCTGATATTATATATGCAACTCGTATAAAACTAAAGCATAGAGGAGTTAGAAAAATAAGAGAAACAGAACCAAGAAATTGGGCGGTATGTAAAAAGATAGCTGAGCTCTGTAATCAATTCTGTGAAGATTTTCAATTAGATACTAGGGAAGGTTTTATTAAATATATCGAACTAGGTATCAAGAAGATGGACGGTAATTATAATAACCTCCTAAACAGATTATCTTCTATGTCAGAAAAGATATCAGATTTATATTCTGCTACTTTGGAAATGGAAGAGGATTCTGGTAATGCTAAAGCTATACATGATTACTTTATAAAGAGAGTAGCGGATGTTACTGGCATATATGAATCATTCGTTAATCAGCCAGATAAATATATACACTTTGTAAGGTTAGATAAATTTCTATCAGAGAAAGGGTGGGACCCAATTCAATTCATAGATGCTCAATTTGAATCCCTTGCTTGGTGTAATGGTTTACCTGAACCAAGTCAGATGTATAATGACAAGGCTATAGAAAGGTATAATAAATACTTATTTAAACATAAAAATCAATCCTCATCGGAGGCTCCTAAAATAGAAGGAAGTCTCTGGTCAAAAATTAATCAATCATGAAAGCTTTTAAAAATCGTTTAGAAGAAATGGCAGAAGCCACAGTAAATGCTTTGGATTATTCCGATAGCAAAGTAGAATACCCAGATATTTCTATGGTTCAGAAATGGCCTAAGGAAATAATCTTGCCCTTGTATGATTTATATAAAAATACTCGGTATTCAGAATTAGCTTCAATCCTTATGTATACTCAGCATCAGGCTAGGTTTGAAGAAATAGGAGAATTGATGCTTGGTATCGGATTAGTAGAGATGGTACATTATGATAAGCTGGGAGACTTCTTATTAAAAGCTTCTGATGTAATGGACACCGATATACCAGGAAATAATCAGTTAACTGTACATCCCCTAATAGATCTTGGTACTTCGGCAGAATCTGCTTTAAAATTATCATTACAAGCAGAAAAAGAAACTCTAGAAGAATATTATAAAGTATTCGATTCTCTGAATAAAAAAGAAGAGTATATAAAGAGAAGTGATTATATTCCAGTTACCTATCTTATCCAGAAATTCATTGCTGATGAAGAATATCACATTTCTCTTTTAAAGAAAGCTCTGAAAAGAATACAAGGATTCCGATGACGAACCTAAGAAATGTAAATCAGTAACAGTAATCATATGAAAATCATAATTCGTAATTGTAACGTTGCAGAATTAGATATACCCCTAAAATATGCAATGAAGTTATATAACGAATTTGCTATCAGACACCCCAATGCCTTTTACCTCCGTACTAGGCAACGGGGTATGCAAAACTGGGATGGCAAAATAAAGTATATAACCAAGACTGGTCAATTTAAGATAGGCTTACTTCCTTCAGTATATAAAAGATGTATTGAACTTGGAATTAAGCCTATCATAGTAGATATGAGACAACCTTTACCTAAAGTCAGTAAAGTTGTAACTCAGATAGGTAAGTATAAATTAAGACCCGAACAAGAGAAAGCTGTTAAGGCAATCTTATCTAATAAACTAGGTGAAACACCTTTTCAGATTGGGGTATTAGATTATACAGTAAATGCAGGTAAAACTCTGATTATGTCTGCTTTATATTTATCCTATAAGAAGCAATTAAAGACTTTGCTTATAACCAATGACTCTGACTGGTTAAATCAAGCTAGAGATGAATTTAAGCAATATCTACCAGGAGAAGACATTACCTTTGTTCAGGGTAAAGTTTTAAACTGGAGTAATTTTACCATCGGTATGGTTCAATCTATTTCTCGGAATATGAAATATTATCAGAATGAACTTGCTAAGATTGATATGGTATTAATCGATGAAGCTGACCAAGGAGGTAGTAAGCAATATCAGAATGTGATCACTAGGTTATTTAATACCCGAGTTAGAATCGGATTATCTGGTACCATTTATATGAGTAAGCTTGCCAAGGATAAAGTTAAGAATATGAATTTGCGTTGTTTCTTTGGTGATGTACTAGCAGAGTTTAAACTTAAGGACTCGATTAAGAAAGGGTATTCAACAAAGACAATTGTAAAAACAGTAGAAGGTAAACCTTGGTTTGGTAATTGGGAATCAGATTGTATGTCCTATAATGAAATATATGATGATTCCATTACCCATAATAAGATTGCCTGGACCATGGCATTAGATAGGTTGAAATGGAACCTTAATCAAGGTAGATATCCTGCTCTCGTAGTATGTAAGCATATTGCACACTGTGAAAATCTATGCAAATTCTTTAAAAAGAAGCTAGATAATAAATATAATATTGCCTGTGTTCATGTTAATACTCATACTAAATTAAGACAACAGATAATGAAAGATTTTAGGGAAGGTAAAATAGATATCCTGGTATCAACTACAATTATTGCTCGAGGTAAAAACTTCCCTAAGCTCAGATATCTGTTGAATACTGCCAGTATGGATTCTCAAGAAAAATCAATTCAGTTCTTAGGACGATTGGTAAGAAAGGATGAATCCAAATCCAAAGTTTACCTAGATGATTTACATTATCCTGGGAATTATTTAAGTAGGCATGGGAATCATAGAAGAAAGTATTATCAAGATCAAGGACTTAAAGTTATCCGGTTAAGTAAGCTCTGGGATAAGTACCCTAGACATAAGCCTTTTCAAGGATAATAATTTCTGACTATGAGTATATACTTTTTCTCCGTAGGAGAAAAAGTATATTACATGTTACGTTAAGAGGCATTAACCATTAATAATCATAAACAATGAAGATTCTACAAAAAATCAAATCATTATTCAATTGTTCTGTAATACCTCCAGAACATATATTCAATGGTATAGGAATAGAATATATAACTCCTATCAAAAAATCTAGGGATAAGCCTGATGAAATTCGATATTATTTTATGATTCATTTTCAATCTGGGTTAGTAATCAAAGTTCAGATATATACTTCTGAAATAGAAGTACCACCCATTCTTCTGTCTATCAGGGAACTATTTATAAATGGTATAGGACATTCATATATTACTCTGTATCAAGATGAGATGATGGATGTTCAAATCATAAGATATTATCATAAAGAATTTTAAATTGGGAATTATGGCAAAGAAGAAACAAACTTTACCTGATATCAAGAATCAGGATCCCTTAGAACCTATTAATATTGCAGAACTGGGTTCTAATTCAGACCCTTGTTTTGGTATTGGTTATGATTTATCAACTAAAGAATGTAAACTATGTGGAGACTCAGAATTATGTGCATTCAAGATGTCACAGAATATGAATATCACAAGGAAAGAGCTAGAACAGAAGAATCAATACAAAGATTTGGATGTATTAGAAGACACGGTTGGAATCAAGAAATACATCCGAGGCTTGATTCGGAAAGGGAAAGAAAGAAAAGAAGTTATTACCAAAACCGTTGAGAAATTCGAAGTACCAAGAAAACGTATTAGAGAACTTTATAAAGAATGCAAAAAATAGAAATGATATGGGCTATGTTCAAGGTATACCTTAACAACCCAAATTACTATGTGAAACAAGAGGATATACTTGCTAATGTATGCGGCAATGGAAGCAGAGATGTAAGGAGGATGATGAACTCTCTTGGTATTCACAAGGGAGATCCATCAACATTAACTTATGGCCAACTTTTAAAACAATGCAATATAATATGAACAAATTCAGATTTATCAAAGTAAGAGACGTAAAGTCTCCCTCAAGAGGAAACGAAGGAGATGCAGGATTAGATTTCTATATCCCTAAAGACTTAACTCTACAAGATTTAGTAAAAGCTAATCCACAGTTGATATTCCATTGTGAAATACCCGAACCTGGTAAAGTAACACTTGAATATAATTCAAATAACCAGGTACAAGTAATTTATATTTCTCCCTTTACTAGAATACTTATACCATCAGGTATCAAAGGTTTATTAGAACCCAAAGATTCTATGCTGATGGCAGCAAACAAATCTGGTATATCAACTAAGAAAGGGCTTATCTATACTGCCGAGATAGTAGATTCTCCCTATACTGGAGAGATTCATATCGGTATATATAATACTTCTCATGAGTTTCAAGTAATAGAAGCTGGAACTAAGCTAGTACAATTTATTCATGTACCCATTTATCTTACAAAACCCGAAGAAGTAACTAATGAAGAATTCTACAATGATGCTTCAACTTGGGGAACAAGAGGTAACAATGGATTCGGATCAACCAATTAATAATCATAATATATGGCAACTTTAGATGAACTAGCGAATAGGATATCGGTATTAGAGAATCGGTATTCAACTTTAAACAGTGTAGTGAACGGTCATACTACTGAGATACATAATCTTGATACTAGATTAGATACTGCAGAATCTAAACTAAATAATCATGAGGAACGGATTAAAACTCTAGAAGTTAAAGTAGAAGATCACGAAAGGAGACTTCAACTGATAGAGAATTCTCATATAAAGTATACAGTATCAAGAAAGGTAAAATATCCCAAGAAAGCAGATCAGGGATTCTATCTGTATCTTCCTGAAGATCTTACGATTGATATTCTCATGGAATACAATAACGGAGTAATCAAACAGAAATGGAACTGGTTGAATAGAATCTTCAATCCACAAGGATTCGGTAAAGTATCATTCGACTTAGATAGAAACAGTGAAGGACACATTAAAACCATCGTTCTTGGTCAGAACACAAGGTTATTAATACCAACTGGTATTCATATTGAAGAATTCACTCCAGTTAAATCCGTACTGAAAGCTGCAAATGAAGAAACTAATTCCATCAACAGTGGTCTAGTATATGGTATAGAAGTACTTGGTCAAGTTCCCGGAGATGAAGTAGTGGTAAGTGTATTCAACCCAACTTCTGAAATCATTGGAATCGAAGCTGGAAGCGTATTGGTTCAAGTATTACACTTATTCTCTTATCATACAGTACCAGAAAAAGAATAATTACTATGGATATTTCTAATCTGAAAGAAAAAGCCCCTGAAATCAAACAGGGGCTTGAACTTGAGAATATGTATGAGATTGGCTATCGTCAATTAGACTGTTATAAACCCTTAGAAAGGTTACCAGAATATCCCATGGATATTAACAGTACTAAAAATCAATCCCTTATGAAAACCCTTATATCTCAAGTAGTAGAGGAGTTAATGGAAGGTTATGAATCTACTTCTAATATAAATGATATTCTAGAAAACAAGGGATGGAATACCAATTTATATACTGATGTAGAAGAGATCCAGATAATCAACAATCTACAGAATGCTAATGAAGAACAAGCAGATGCAATAGGATTCTTCTTATCAGCTATGATATATGCTAATATATTGCCAGAGGATATCTATAGTTGGGCAAACAAAGAACTGACTAAAGGGCAAAAGGCAGTAGAAAATTTAGAAGATGTAATGGCATTCGGTATTCATATGATTTTAGAGATGGATGCCGTTAGTAGTATATTCAAAAATTTCAAGCTAATATCCGAAACAATTGAGGATAAAACTTCCGAGTATATAAAGGGATTCAAGGAAATGAGTCCAAATTTGCATACTGATGAGAAAAATATTTTGTTTCAGATAGTGTATGTTTTGAATCTTGCTAGAAATACTCTTAAGAATCGTACATGGAAACAGTCACCAGTAATAACTAAAGAACTAGAATTCCAGGATAGGCTGGTAGAGGCATTCTATTATTATATGGGATTCCTATCAATAATGGGATTTACTCCATTGGGTATATACGAACTGTATTTCAAGAAAGAACGGTTGAATGAATGGAGAATCACTACACAATATTAATGAAAGGAGGTATTTGTGTCAGGTTGGAATAAACAATTAAATGGCTTAGAGCTTAATACAGAAGAGCAAATCCATTCATTAGAATTTGCTACTTCACAAGAAGCATGGGAAAAGTTAAATGAAGGATTTCTAAGACTAGAACCATCTTTATTTGCAAAAGGTGCTACCGCAAACAGTGGAGTAGCTGTGGTATATAACGTATTTATAAAAATACGTAAAGCTTGGGTAGACCCAGACTTTGATTATGGTAGATGTTTCAATTATAAAGAGACTAAGTGGACAAGCTTACTGAACAATTACATTGATTTCAATAAGCTTGATTTATTGCGTAGTAAGCTGAGAGTACTAAAAACCAAGTATAATCAGAATTACAACGTTACTTATATGTTTAATAATCATCATGATAACGGTAAACAATGTTTAATTGCTGCTACATTCTCCAAACGATTTGGGGAAGACATACCTGTTATTACAATGGTAATCAGGGCATCCGAGATAACAAAAAGGTTAATCTTCGACTTCTTACTAATACAACGAATGGCGGAATATGTGTACGGACCAGAACAATCAGTACAAATCAATTTATTTGCCACTCAAATGTATGGGAATGTAGAAACACTTCTGATGTATCATACTCATAAACCTTTGAAGAAGGTATTAAAGGGAACTGATAAGGAAAATTCTTGGATAAAGAGGTTGAATGAGGTATTTGATAAATTTCAAAACGGTAAAGAGAAAGATTTCTCTAGTTTTAAGGTATTCTTTAGAAGTTTTAAAGTGCTTCGACCAGATTTATATAAGGAAACATATAAATCTATGAAAGCAAAGGAATTACTTCTTGAATATGAAGATATCGAATATCCCGAGAATGTAATCTCTTACTCTCAACGTAAAGCATATAAGAAGAAACTTTTAAAACAGAAGAAATGAGAATTTATAGCAGTAGTTATGAGTTAATGTCTGAAATGGGCAGAGAACTCAACAGTTATGGTCAAACTGTAAAACCAAAGACTTACCAGAATAAGAATATTGAAGGTAATGAAGATTTTGTAACTAAAGAGATCATTTGCCAACAATATTGCTTAACTTCTTTGCAAGATCCAACGTGGTTATTCTTCTATTCAAGGTCTAGGGAATGGGCAGATGCTGAGTTCCAAGAAAGGATTGATACCTCTGATATAATTAATCCAGGTAAAGCTTGGGAATTAAGAAAAGATTTATGGGAACAGTTCTTGGTAAATGGTAAATTTGATTATACCTATAATGAGAGAATCATCCATGTTATTAAACCATTGATAAGATTACTGAAGGACGATAATGACACTCGTAAAGCAGTATTACCAATATTCAATGGTGATATGGACGGATTAGATACCGATTGGTATGATGGTAGTAGACGTATACCCTGCTCTATGTATTATGACTTCCTTATCCGTCAGAATGGTAAAGGAGAAAAGGTATTACACATTTGCTATCACCAAAGAAGTTCGGACTTTGTTACTCACTTTGGTAATGATGTATACCTTGCATGGAGACTAATGGAATATGTAGCTAAAGAGGTTGGAGTAAAACCAGGTTATTTGTATCACACCATAGACTCATTACATACTTATCAAAAAGACTGGGATAAGTTAGCCAGTTCTCTAAGAGTATTTGAGGATACTATCATATAATACATGCTTTATTTCTATTTTGTTTTGATGTCATTTTCGCAAAATGATTTAAAGTAACTCATATCAGGTTTAAGGAAGTAGGTCTGGGAAGATATACTTCCTTATTTTATTTAAAAAACTTCTAGTATGGAAACGAAATATAAGATTATAACCAATAAACAAGAGCTAAAGAAACTTATCCAATGCTGTAAGCAAACTGGTTATGCTTCTGTAGACTTTGAAACAAATGCCGAGCCAATATATAACAAATCTTTTAAACCCACTATATTATCAGTAACTTTTCAACCGGGTTTTGGATGTTCTATACCTTTAGACCATTTCGAAACAAAGAAGTATACTTCTAGTGGTTGGAATTGGAAAAAGATGCTTCGTAAATTTGGTGAAGAGATAATCGAAAATCCTGAAGTAGTTAAAGTGGCTTGGAATTATAAATTTGATGATCAGATATTTCAGAAGTATAATATCTATTATCGAGGAGTATGTTTGGATGGTATGCTTGCTAAATATCTCTTGAATGAAGAAAAACCCAATGACTTGAAGTCTATGGTAAGAAGGTATTTACCAGAATACGGAGATTATGAAAAGCAAGATAAATTCGATAAGATTCCATGGGATAAAAAAGAAATGGAACCTCTTTGCCACTATGGATGTCAAGATACTGATTATACTCTTAGATTAATGCTTTTCTTCGAAAAGAAGCTAATTGACTTGGGATTATATAATACTTACCGTAATTTAATCATGACTGCTTCTAGGGTATTAACTTCTGTAGAAAAGAATGGTTTATATGTAGATAGGGCATTCAACCAAGAATTGTTAGATTCCTACTTACCAAAGATAGAAGCAGCTAAGGAAGCAATATATAATTTGCCTAAAGTAAAGAAGTTTACTAAACTATATAATCAATCCAAGATTGAAAAATACATTGCTAAATTAGAGGAAGAGATAGAAAATTTAGACCCTAGAGTAGATAAGAGAAAGATACAATCTAGGGAACAAAAGATTGCTAATATACGAGCAGGAGTTTTTACTACGAAAAAGGAATTAGAGTTAATTAGACCTGTAAGTTTAGGTAGTTCAGTAGATTTACCTCAATTAATGTATTCAGAGGAAGGATTTAATTTTGAGGTAATCAAAAAGAATGATTCTGGTAAACCAAGTACTGATGAAGAAACTCTTACTAACTTAAGATTAACTGTCAAAAAACCTGATTCACCAAAGGCAGTATTCTTGGATAGTTTATTAGAGTTGAGAGGTTTAGAGAAAATGTATAAAACCTATATTGAAGGTTGGCATGAGAAAACCCAAGATGATGATAGATTACATGGAAGATTCCTTATTCATGGAACTACTTCAGGAAGGTTATCTTCAGCAGAACCAAATGCTCAACAAATACCTAAGACTTCAGTAGACCCAAATATAAAGAAGCAATTAGTTGCTCCAAAAGGAACTCTATATATTGCTAGTGACTTTAGTCAAGCAGAGTTAAGAATCATGGCTCACTTATCTGGAGATGAAACTTATCTGAATGCTTTTAACTCTGGTCAGGACCCTCACTTGGCAATTGCTGCTACCAAATATCATGTTCCTTATGAAGAAGCTTTAAAAATATATGAGGATGAAAATCACCCAGATCATAAGATATGGAAGGTAAGGAGAAAGCAAGCTAAACAGATTGCATTTGGACTTATTTATGGTATTGGTGCTAAATTACTAGCAGTAAAATTATCTGACCCCAAATCGGGTATCATAGTTACACCAGAAGAAGCCCAAAAGGAAATGGATATATTCTTTGGTCAACATCCCAAGTTAAAAACCTTCTTAAAGAAACAAGAGAAGTTCCTTAGAAAGAATGGGTACTTAGTTTCTTTATTTGGTAGAAAACGAAGATTACCCCAAATCTATTCTTCAGATAGAGGAGAAGAAGCTTATGCTTTACGATTAGCCTTGAATTTCCCTTGTCAATCTGCAGCATCAGATATGTGTTTATTTGGAAGTATATTAATATACTACCTTATGAGACAAGGAAAATTACCTCCTACAAAATCAGTATGCTTGGTTCATGATGCTAATTATCAAATCACTAAACCAGAAAACATAAACACATGGAGTATTTATGAGATGTGGCAAATTTATCGAAACCCATTAACTAAACCCTATTTTGGTTTTCAGATAGACGATGTCACTATGGACATGGATTTTGTCATAGGTAGATCGATGGCAGAAGAATTACCCTTTATCCCAGGTTATGATTATAGGAAAATGCTTGAACCCGATTTTTCAGTAGAAGAATACATGGAAGAGCATAAGAAATATAAACATATACCTATTTCAGAGTATAAGAAACGTTTTAACAAACAAATGAAACAATATGAAGAAGATTTTAAACGGACCCACGGTATGGAGAGCTAAATGCCCAGTATGTGATTGTGAATTTGAATATGATGTAAGTGAAACTATAAAGGTTTATGATAAAACTACTCTGGATGTTTTTAGGATAATATCATGCCCAGGTTGTAAAACCAATATAAAGCATTCAGATTCAGTATCTACCACTACAGAAATGAGAAGAGAGGATACTATGACAACATAACTAATTAAAATTTTAGATTATGGAAAATGACACATTAAAGAAAGAGGCTGACAAGGTAATCAATGTAACTTACATGTTATCTGGAGTATTAGAACAATCATTCCAAGAAATGGATGAAATTTTGGATAGATTACACAAAAGACTTCACCATGAAGACCGAAGGTTAATCAACTCTATCCGAAAACATATAAAATTTCTCAATTCAAACATAGAATCACTCAGAACTCATTCACTTTCTAAGATGGATGAAGAAACAGTAGAATGCTTTGATGATACTACTCTTAGATTTTATGTAATCTTCATGAAATTACTTGAAGTTGCTGGTATAGATTACCTTTGCGATTTACGATTATACTCTCTGTATAATCTGTTAGACAAATATCAATCCCTTACTAGTTATCCCAAATTAGATTCTAGGGCTAATATTGCTTTCTTACAAGTAAAGAAAGATATTGAGAATGGCATGTATTCTGCTGAAGATATGAAAAAAGTTTTTAAGTTGAAAGATGAAAACCGAGATAAATAAACTTAAGGTAGTATTTGAGGGTAGAACCTTAGAAATAGATATTCAAAAGGAATTATCTATCAATGAGAACTTATTAAATTCTCAGCTAAAGGATTCTCCCTCTAGTTATTATATACTTGCTTCATTAAGAGATAAGTATATAAAACAAAGAGATGCTTTAGCAAGAGAAAAAGAGGAAGCATATTCTGCTGCATGGGTATTTATAAAAGATTCCAATGAGAGGTTCAATAATGATTACGTATCTCATAAAGCTAATATAAACCCCAAATATAAATCTATTTGCAAAAGGTATCTAAAGGCTGCAGCTAAAGCTAATAAATTTATAGCTATCTGTAAAGCTTATGAGAGTAGAGAAGGCATCTTAAGAACTCTTAATGCCAATATCCGTAAGTTACAGTAGGAACTATAAAAGATTACTAACTAAATTTTATAAATATGTATAATTTACAACTTATATCAACTCTAGTAGCTAAGAAGCTTGGTAATAGTATTCCAGGTTTACCCGTAGAAAATAAAATCTTGGTATATTCTCCCAAAGAGATTAATACCACTGCTTCTGGTATTATTATCCCAGATATGGTAAAGGAAGGAGTTCCTCGTAAGGGTGTTGTTATTAAATCTGGTGTAATCACAGAAGAATATCAAACTTACAAGGACCACGTGGAAATCGGTCGTATAATCGAATATGGATTGTATGCTGGTAAAGAACATCAATTCGATAAAAACTGTTTACCTCAGGAATTACAACTCTTTTATGAAAAGGGTCTGTTCACCGTATTAGCTTTAAATGAGATTTCATACTCAGAACCCAATAACTTAGATTGATATGATTAAAGATAAGGACAAAAAGAAAAAGAAATTATCTTCTAGTGGCATGACTACTAAAGATAAGATGTTAGCCCGGAAAAAACAATTAGAATCCAAGGGTAATGGTAGTGGATTGGTATTCCCTAAAGAAGGAACCTTAAGAATGAGAATCAAATCCCCAGGCGATGATCAAGAATTGGGTATTGAATTGATTCAGTTCTATCTGAATAAAGATTTGGGAGGAGTTATTTCCCCGGCTACTTTTGATGAACCCTGCCCATTTATGGAAAAGTATCAGGAACTGAAAAACTCAAAAGACCCAGATGACCAGGAACTTGCAAAGATGCTGGTACCAAGAAGAAAATACGTAGTGGGTGGAATAGTATATTCAGATGAGAAAGGTACTAAGGTAGATTATGAAGGAAAAGATAAGGGAGTATTAATCCCAAGATCAGTATACCAGGATATTATCGACCTTTACTTGGATGAAGACGAAGCTGGAGATATGACAGACCCAAGAACTGGATACGATATAAAAATTATCCGTTCTGGTTCAGGTAAGAATGATACTACATATTCAGCTCGTGCATGTAAACCTACTAAACTTGACAAGAAGTATTCAGGTAACGTAGATTTGGAATCCATAGTAAGATCTCAGATTAAAGATTACGATGAACTGGAGGAAACTTTGGCATCATTCTTAAAAGAAGGAAGAGATTCTGATGAAGAGGATGAAAAACCAAAGAAGAAAAAGAAAGGCATTCATAAGGATCACTACATGGATGATGATGAACCTAAGAAGAAAAAGAGAAAGTATAAGTCAGATATTTGATAAATTGGTTTTATAAATGGTTGGTAGAGGAGGTAATTCAAGAAATTGGTTATCTCCTTTATTTATGTTAATACATTACAGTATGGCAAAAGGAAAAGTGGGTTTAAAAGTTCCCTCTAAAAACGAATTACTAAAGAAATATGGGTCATCAATAGTACTTGCTTCTGAAACAAAAGAAACAGGTCTATGGTTACCAAGTACTTTCTTTGCATTGAATTATACCTTTGGTGGAGGAATCCCATTTGGTAAAATCCTAGAAGTAGCAGGAGAAGAATCCTCTGGTAAATCACTTATAGCTTACAACTTTGCTTATTCATGTCAACAACTGGGAGGGCATGTAATATGGGTAGATGCTGAACAATCATGGATGAATTCCTGGGCTCAAACTAATGGAGTTGATCCAGAAAGAGTTACAGTAGTAAATGATACTCGTATTGAAAATGTGGCTGATGCAGTAGCAGACTTAGCCTTATATTTCAGGTCTCAATTAACTCATAACGAACCTATTCTTCTGGTAATAGATTCAGTTGCTGCTATGGATTGTGCAGATAACATAGATTCTAAAATGACTGATGCTAAGGCAGAGATGGGAGGTAGAGCAAAGGCTTTGTATAAATACTTCCGTATCAGAAGCGAATTATTTTATCGACTGGGAGTTACACAGATTTATATTAATCAATTAAGAACTGCATTGAATGTTGGATTCGGAAAAGATAATACAACAACTACAGGAGGCGCAGCACTTAAGTTCTACGCTTCAATCAGAGCTGCTTTCTATTCAGGAAGATCTATCACTGTTAAGCAAAAGGGTAAAGAACGCAAAGCTGGGAAACTCGTCACGGTTCGACTTATTAAAAATAAAGTTGCTCCTCCAAGACCTACAATCAGCAAATGCCCAGTATACTTCAATCCTAAGTTCCATGAGGTTGGATTTGATAGATGCTTTGGATTAGAAGATGTATTGGTAGAAAACGATATAATCGTTAAATCCTCAGGTGGAGTATATAAACTCAAGGATAAAACTCTTGCAAGAGGAGAGGAGAAATTTCAAAAGCTTTTGGAAGAAGACGACGACTTAAGAAGAAAGCTTTTAAGGAAAGCAGATATAAATACCATTGGTACTACTCGTAAGAAACTAGAAGCTCTTACAGAAAACTGTTATCCCATAGATGGAGTAGAATACGAATCCTATAATGAATCAGAAGACGAAGAGGAGGAAGACGATGAGTAAGAAAACACAGTTTACAAGGTCTAAGGTAAAGTTGGGAAGTTTATCTTGGACTTCTCCCATTTATCCTCATGGAGAAGGTAAATATCAGAATAAGCCTCTAAAAGATAATATACCTGGGTACCCTGGTTATCACATATCTAAAAGAGGTAAAATATATTCAAGATGGGATGTTAATGGTAAGGGTATACTAAGTAAAAGGTACCATTTAAAACAGCCACACTTAAATAAAAATGGTAGGTATATCATAGGATTATCCCAACCTGGTATTGGTACAACTAAATGGTTAGTACATAGATTAGTAGCTTTAGTATATTTGCCAAATCCAGAAGAATTACCTTATGTATGTCATAAAGATAATGTACCTACTAATAATTCAGTAAATAATCTTTATTGGGGTACACAAAAAGACAATATGTCACAAGCTTCTAAGGATGGGAGGATGATTCAAGCAAAAGGTAAAGATAGCGTACACTATAAAGGTACTGAGATACAAAGGTCTTATATACCCAGGTTAATTAACCTGGGGTTTACTAGAAAAGAAATCTCGGAAATTATGAATCTGGGAGTTCAATTAGTATCTGATTATTATAATAAATATAAAGAAACATATGGCTAAAAAACTAGTATTAATCATAGATGGATGTAACTTACTTCACCAAAGTTTTCACAAATTTGAAAAACTTAAGTCTACCGATGGAAAACCAAGTGGAGCAATATTCGGATTTTTTAGATCATTACATGGGTTCTTACATAGGTGGGACCCAGATGAGGTTATTATAACTTTTGATAATGGACACTCTCCTTATAGAGATGCTTTGTTACCAGATTATAAGGGACATAGGAAAAATATTTCAGTAGATTATGAATCTCTTCAATCTCAAAAACGTATTATTATGGGTATGCTTAAGCTCCTAAGAATTAAATATGTTTTTGATAAGCATAATTCTACTAAATATGAGGGAGATGATTTCTTAGCATACCTAGTTTTAAATAAAAAACCCACAGAGAAGGTAATCATAATATCATCCGATAAGGACTTTAATCAACTTATTGGTAAAGACGTAAAAATAAACAATCCAAGAAAGGATGAGATGATTCATCAGGGTAATTGTAAGGAACTATTCGGATATTCTCCTGAAGAAACAGTAGATTACCTTTCAATGGTGGGAGATACTTCGGATGATATTAAAGGTATACCAGGTATTGGTCCTGTAAAAGCTAGGAAAATATTGGACGAATATGGTACTTTGGATAAATTTCTAGAGCATCATCATCAAACTTCTCATGTAGAGATTGCAGAAAGGAATAAGAAGCTTATAGATTTAAGATTATTTCAAAAAGAAGTACCATTATCCAAGTTACCTATGAAAAAGTTTGCTAATAAGGAGATAAAATACAAGAAATTCAAAGAAGTCTGTATCGAATACTCTTTAGCATCCTTTATGACAAATGAATTTATGAAACCATTTAAAGATTTGTTATCATGAAAAGAATTATGTTTGTAGGGCCAAGTGGAATAGGAAAAACCACTTTGGCAAAGTTCATAGAAACCAAATATGGTATACCCTTTATATCTGGTAGTATGTCAGATTTAATGCCAGATACAAAAGAGATGCACCATGCTGAGTTTTTACACCAAGAATGTGGAGAACTCATAAACAAGGATTATCAATTGTTGAATCTGAGAAATAAGCTTTTCAAGGATAAAGAAACTTTTGTAACAGACCGTAGTTATGTAGATTTAGCAGCTTATTTCATATATAAACAATCTACTCATATCCCAGAATGTGAAGTAGATGCTTTCTTAGATATATGCAAAGATCTTACAGTTCAACAATGTGATTTATTAATATACCTTCCCTTGAGTATGTACAATATGAAAGAATGGCCAATGGAAGACAATAAGAAGAGAATCATAAATAGATATTATCAGGCTCAGATGTCAGATATAATGGGTAACCTGTTAACTCAGTGGAGTACTTTAAGTGTAATAGATATATTAGTAGTACCCCAATTAGATTTCTACGACAGAATACACATGATAATGTCAAGATTAGATTAATATGAAGAAACAAGTAATAGCAATAGTCTTCTCGGATTTGCACCTGAATTTATGGGCGAAGTTCAATGAAGACAATAAAAGAACCCTGAATCATTTCGGGGTTTTGTCGATTATACAAGAGCAATGTAAAAAGTATAATTGTCCGGCATTATTCTGTGGGGATTTCTTTCATAAGCCAGAAACCATGGACCAAAGTTTAGCAAAGATATGTTATAATGAATTTAATAAACTGGATAGACTAAATATACTGGCTATAACAGGAAATCATTGCACAAAAGAATTAAGTCAGATTAATAAACATCCTTTTAGTTGGCTTTATTTAGTGGAGAGGTATGGTATAGAAATTATGGATTATCACCATAGACCCATATCTGCCTATCATAAAAATATTATTGTTCATGGAGTTCCTTATGTAGATCATAATATAGGTTTATCGGATTACTTAAAGAATCTAAAATTAGAAAAAGGTAAGAAACATATCCTTATGCTTCATACTGATTATCCTGGAGCAAAAGATACTGATGGTAGGGAGATTGATTCAGTAGAAAATCTAAATCTGAATGTACTGAATAGGTTTGATTTAATCCTTTGCGGTCATATACACAAACCACAAAGATTATCAAAGAAGGTTTATATGATTGGTGCTCCTTTACAACAAAGAAGAACCGATAAAGATTGTAAACTGGGATATTGGAAACTTTATTCGGATTTATCTATGGAATTTATAGAACTGAAAGGATTCCCAAAATTCGTAGATGTTGAATCCGAAGATGAAATTAAGGATGATGGCAATTATTACACTATTTTACCTAAGAAAACTAGTATTCAAGTAAATACAAACCATAAGATTACTAAGCAAGTTTCTAAGAAAACTCTAGCAAAAAGGTATTTAAGGGAGAAAGGCATAAAGGATGATGCTAAGAAACAACTTTTAATTGATACTTTAAACAAAGCTGAATCATGTTAACATTCACAAGGTTAAATATACAGGGATTCTGTTCTATAGATTCCTTCAGTTTACAATTAAACCAAGATTGTACGGTTCTTATCAAAGCTCCTAATGGTTTTGGGAAATCAACTTTACTGAATGCCTTGGTATGGGCATTATATGGGAAAAATATAAAGGGAGTATCTGAGGTAAATACTTGGAAAGAATACCAACCTAAAGATTATAAGGGAACCATGGTAGAAGTATTTTTTCAGAAAAACCAAGATTCCTATAAGGTAATCAGATGTCAAAAATTCAAAGATTACCTAGAGGATGGTGCTAAGGGAAATGATAGACTCATAATCATTAAAAATGCCGAGATTATTAATATCAAGGGTAAGAATGAATTACAGAATGCCATCAATAAAGAACTAGGATTATCCTATCTGTTATTCATGAACTCAATTATGTTCGGTCAGGGTATTAAGAGATTAATCCAAGAATCTAATTCGGATAAGAAAAAGCTTTTTGAGGAAGTATTCGATTTAGAATACCTAAATTTAGCAAAGGGTATAGCTAATCAAGATAAGGCAGTTATCTTAAATGAGATTAATCAATTAGAATCCGAATCCCTTTCACTAAAGAAAGAATTAGAGGCCAATAAAGAAGCTTACTTCGATTTGAGGTCAAGGGAGAAATCCTTTAAGAAAGATCTCAGAGAAAAATCTAGGAAACTAAAGGAAGAACGGAAAGACCTAACTGCGTTACTTATTGCAAAACAAAAACATATTTCAGATGAAGTAGATGTAGCAATAGAACAAAAGGTAAGAAATCAAACCAAAGCAGTACAAGAGATAAAGAATCGAATTAAGATAAACAAGGAAACTCTAAGTACTCCCTTAAATGAACTGGTGGATGAGTCCATAGAGTTAATAAAGAATAAACAATATAAGAAAGCCTTGAAAATGCTTACTCCCATCAGTAAAGCATTTAAAGAAAGGGAAGAACTTCAAAGCTTATATGAAGAATCCGTAGAGAGGTTAGATGAACTAGAATTTAACTGCAGTAAGTATAAGACTCTAGTTAAAGAATGTTCCGATATTGCTTCAGATTTGGCAGATATAGACCAGGAAATAAAAGACCTTAAGAATCAGAAACTAAAGGTAATGTCTACTAAATACAAAGAAAGACTAAAAAAGATTCGTAAGGATTTAAGAAAGGTAGATGAAGATTACCATAACCGAGAACTAGAGTTAGAGAATTATAATTGGTTGATAAATGACCCTCTTGGTAACAATGGAATCAAGGCATATCTATTTGATTCATCCCTACATTTATTAAATCGTACTCTAGCTAGTTATTCAGAAGTATTAGGTTTTAGAATTGAGTTTAACATTGATCTTAATTCAACTAGAAAGGATTTTGTTACTCTTATAGAAAGGGATAATCACATTATTGATTATGATGAACTGTCAGGAGGTGAAAAGACTTTGGTAAATCTATGTATGGCTTTCGCAATGCACGAATCTTTAACTGCAAGTAAGGGTATTAATCTGGCATTCTTAGATGAAGTATTTGAATCTCTAAGTTCTGATAACATAGAATTGGTAATAAACCTAATAAAACACATATTCAACGGTAAATCATTATTTTTAATAACACATCACGACTCATTACCTTTATCAAATACTAAGATCCTGCAAGTAGAGAAAATCAAGGGCCTTAGTTATTATAAACCACTATGATCCATAAACAATACAATGAAATTATGGCAAATAGTAAAAAGAAAGGTTCAAGATTTGAACTCAAAGTCTCAAAATGGTTTACGGAATGGACTTCTTTCAAATTCGGCAGAACACCCTACTCTGGTGCAAATCATCAGAGTAGGGATTTGTCTTCTGATATTATGTGTCAGGATGAAAGACATGCTCACAGATGTAAAATCTCAGTAGAATGTAAAAACTACAAGGATATCAAATTTGAGCATGTATTACTTGGTAATAAATCCTGTGATATATTAAAATTCTGGGAACAAGCAAGTAAAGATGCTAAAAGGGCAAAGAAGGTACCCATCTTATGTATGAGATACAATTCAATGCCTGCAAATGAGTTTTTCTTTGTAGTAGGTGTTAAACTTGGAGATATTATTGCCCAGTATGTTACTAAGGTAATGTATATCCAAGTACCTGGGAATACTCTTATGGTATTCATGGCTAGTGAAATATTAAAAGTACCGTACAAGATGATTCACAAACAAGCTAAGTTAATCGTAAAAAATCAGTAATATGAAAAAACGTATCCCATACTCCTATGTAATCTTCTACCTAGAAAGAAAGTATTATCACCTTATCGAGAAAGAGTTAAAAGAAAAGGGATACGAAAATATCAAGGTTATTATCCCAACTCTAGATATACTTAAGAGAACAGTAAAGGGTAAGATGGTATTTGAATCTGTTCCTATACTTTTCAATTATGGTTTTATGAGAATGCCCACAGAGAATGCTTTCTCAAGGCCTTTTTTAAATAAACTAAAACGAAATATCTCAGGTATAAGAACCTTTCTTAAATCTACCGAGACAATGCACGAAAGAAAAAAGAAGGTACGTATTGATAATGCTGAAGACTTCGATGATTTTTCATTAGTTGCAACTTGTTCTAGAAAAGATGTAAGAAGGTTCATAAGATTAGCAAAAGCAAATAAGAAATACTCTGTTGATGATCTTATGAATGTAAAACCTGGTGATTATATCGTTTTAAAAGGGTATCCCTATGAAGGTATAGATGCTACAGTATTAGATGTAAATTACTCTAATAGAACAGTAAAAGTACTAATTTACCCAGAACATGGTAAAATGGAAGTAACTCTTGATTTTGATAGTGTTCTTTACAGTGTATATCAGGATTCAGACCCAGATAAATTACATTGTAATAACTTTGACTATGACCCAAATTCTATTACTTCTGAAAAGATAGAAGAGAACATTAATAAAAGGAGGCGTTAATATGAATGAATATCAAAAGAAAGCATGGGACTGTTTGACTCCAACTGAGCAGCAGTCCCTTTTTCTTCAGTTATCAGAGAGTAAATCCTCTTGGGAAGCTGGAGAGATATTAAAATTATCTCATTATAAGTACCTAGAAATAAAAGAAAGGTCTGAAAAGTTCTTCCGATTATTTTCGGATTTCTTCGAAATACATGAGTCAATATTTAGACCAGATTGCCCATGTGAAAGAAACTTCCAGGATTATATCGAGGCTTGCATAGAAAAAAGGATGAAAAGGAAAGAGGCTCTACTAAATACTGGAGATGCCTCCCAATTAGTTCCTAAGGTAAATACTCGTAATCTAGAAAGAAATATAAGAAGACTACAAGGTTCAGATAATGAATGGGATAAACATTCTCTAGGTTTGATATTAGAATTCGATAGATGGAATAACTTTAGGATATTACCCAGGCAAGTACAGCAACCCTCTGCTTTCAAAAGAAGAGCCAATAAGAAAGAAAAGATTTATATCAACTACTTATTAGAGAAAGTACCAGAATGGGTTCATACTAAACTAAGAGAAAGGTTTAAGTATAAGGTAAAGCCTAGTATAAAGAAATGGTGGGTATGTTTAATATCTGAAGATTTATATACTGATGGATATTTATTACTTCCCGTAAGACCTACAGATGAGGTAATGAGGGAATTCAGTAAATTCTACATGTATATATTCGAGGATAAGGATGATGCAGATACATTTGGATTCATGGTATCTAAATTCAATGCCAAGACTACTACTGTAAAACTAGGTCAGAAGTTTTGGCCAGAATATAGATTATGTATCGAAAAGGCTTTGAATTACAATCAGGTAAATAACATGGATTTCAATGTGAAGCAATTGGATATGGCCTATAACACTCACATAAAACGAAAACCAAAGAAGAAACCTCAACCAGGAGCTGCTAGAGTGAAAGAAGACTCCTTCTATTGATCCTCAGCTAATATTAAAATAATAAGTAGAATATTAGCTGAGGATCA